CGCATTGTGCTAGATAGCCCGTTAGCACCAGACCCATAGATGATACCGAAGCTCACGCCCTTAGCTTTGGACCGTAAATCTTTATCAGCTTTCTTTGTCTTATCAATCTTTCTGCCAGCCATCACGGAAGCAACTTCCGAATGAACGTCACCTTCTACCACATCTTCCAGCAATTGCTCGTCATTAGACAAGAGAGCAAGAACACGCAGCTCAATTCCAGAATAATCAAGAGACACAAGCTTACGCCCAACACCAGCAATAAACGAAGACCGGACAGAGGTGGCTTTGCCAAGCAGCTCTTTGTCCCGGGGTATCTGCTGTAGGTTCGGACCCGAGGATGAAAAACGACACGTCCTTGCATAACCAATATTAAACCTCGCTTGTATACGCCCACCATTTAAATTGGCAGCATTAATAATATTCTCACCAAACGAATTAATATATTTACTGATAGTTTTGTATTCGCTTAGTGCGTCAAAAAATGTCTCTAGCGGTGTGTCGGGTACAGTCCCGGCTAACCGCTTGAGCGTCTCAGTAGTCATACTAAGCTGACCAGTCTTTTCTGTTTTAGTCCAGCCCCTCAAGAATTTGTCTGGCATTGTCCGGGCAAAGTAGTCAGACCATTGCCCGTCAGAATTAATGTTAGATACCTCGTCTTCACCCACCAGCTCACGGATGCGCTTGACCCTGTCGGTCTTGGCAATGTACCAAGCTTCTATAAGTTTTTTATGTGCAGTCTTGTCGACCAGCATCCCGGCATCTTCCATCTCAATAACCGCTGGGTGCATGTCATTTAATAATCTAAACCCAGACCATCTGCCTTCATCAGCTTCAGCTTCCCAATGCTTCCACAGCTCGTAAGTCAGCTCAGCATCTTTGAAAGCATAATCTAATTGCTCTTGGCTAAGGTCTGGTAAAGACCAATCACTGCGCTGCTGTTCTTTACTCATAACTTTCTTCAAGTCCCACTGGACAAGATTAGCTAGACTAAAGCTGCCGCCACCAATGATAGCCCTGCGGAGATTGCCAACATCTAATAGCTCTGGGCTGCACTTGGCATCCAAGAACCATCTGGCTTCAAAGCCAACATTGAAGACAATCCATTTGCCTTTGTTAAATAGCTTGGCGCAGTTTCTAAAACCGCCCCCAATCTGGTCAAAGTCTACGACCACCTTTATTCTTTTGTTGCACAGGCTGACGAGCCGCACCTTGCCGTCCCGGGGGGACAAGCTTGTGGTCTCAAAGTCTAGAGCTGTAGCTCCAATTTCCGCACACTGTCGGCATACGCTTTTCAGTGATTGATAACTTGTAATTTTTTGATATTCCATTATTATAACCTTTGTGTAGACAATCTCCGTTGGATTACACCACCGAAGAAGCGATGTAGAAACACACTTGAAGAACTAAGCCCGGAAGCGAAAGCAACCGGGCTTAATTCTTTTTATGCTATTTCTTTTTTGCTTTTGGCTTTTTACCAGCAAGCAAATCGTCCAGCTTCATATCACCAGACAAGAAAGCTCCAGCAGCGTCCCGTGCTATCCAAGCATGTATCTCAAACTTTGGTTTGAAATTCTTTTGCTCTTGAGCAGTGAACTCTTCACTAGAGTATTCAATGACAGGGATATGCGCCTCGCCTGATGCAGCTCTGTCGGAGATTGCAGTCAGTAAGTCAGAGACAGCGTTACGCCCAGACACAGATGTAGTGGTGAATTTAACTTGGTCACCATCGTCACTGTTTGTGTTGACGGACCCAAAACCTAGTAGACGGTTCCAGCCTTCCCCAGCACTTTCCCGGTAGGGCGAGTGGTCAGGAAGCTCTTCCATATCTTTCTTAGCTTTGGCTCTTTCATAGACGGACCATTCAATCCTATCCACGGGCTTCTGTCCTTTCCAGCAAACCCAGCCCTCTACAACAGACTGTGGCTCAACAATGAACAGAGTATCTTCTGGCTCATTGCGGTCACGTCCCATTGCATAGCGCCCAGTTTTACCTGAGAAAGACATGTAGTCGACATTGGTTTGAACACCACTGTCTTGGGTTATCTCTGACAATGCGTCAGAAATTTGGTTCTCGGACAGAGCTGGAAGCTCTGCGGTTTGAACGAAAGTAGCGAGTGATTTACTCATTTGTAGTCTCCTTTGTTTACGTTGCTACGTTGCTAAATGTTTGACCTCAAGACGTTCACTAGGAGCGCCTTCAGTTTCAAACGGTGACAGGTCAATCCCTGCCTGTTCGATAAGCTTCCTGTTTAGGGAACGCCTACCCTTAATTGTCTTCACCACAATATGATATGGTCCGACAACTAATTCTGTTGTGCTGCGATTTATCAGCTCTTGTTTGATAGCCTCGCCAGCAGCCGCCTTTGTGCTTTTGGCTAAGTCTTCAGCTTCTTTCGCAGAGTTATAATTTTTGACAAACTCATCCAAAGCAGAGCCACGGTTGCCCCGGGACTGTTGTGTTGGACGGGGTGCAAAGTCTACGCCACAGGTTTGTTTAAATGCACACAGCTTGCACTCACCTGTCGCTTTACCTTCACGGTCCAGCGTATCAGCAGCTCGTACTTTTAAAATGGTTTTTGCACGTTGTGCATACCGTTCTAAAATACCCGGCTCAGGTGTAATGATATGCTGAGTGATATCATTAAAGTTACTCGCATCCATATAAATTAGGACACCTGCTTTGATAGGTTCTTTGCGATAGTACAACTTATTCAACAGAGCCATGCCCAGACGTAGTTGGGTGACATGACCAGACCGAGGGAGCTTACTTCTATTGACCCGAGGGTCAACGGTCTTGAACTCAAATTGATATCGCCCGTCATCTAGAAGTGCTACGCCATCCGGGGTTGCCGATATCATGGTTTCTCTGTCGGCAAATGATTTCTGTTCATCACCTGCAAGCTCTAAAGGCATGTTTGCAGCTCGTAAGCTTTCGACCAAATACTTTTCACCATGGCTACCCCGTCTGGCATAGCCCCAGTCAACTGGTCCTTTCTCTGTATCGTGCTTTTCATACCACTGCCGTCTGATGCAGCTATCTGCTTCAGAGGCATTCATATACTTAGAACGGTCTACATCCCAAACGTGCAGGTTCTCAATTGCTGTACGTCCGAAGTCTACCTGCTCTTTTATAAAATCTTTATTAGTAATCATTCTGCGTTCTCCATTAGTGTCCCATGATGGGTACGTTTATTTTTATTTATTCTCTCGACTGCTCTGTCCAGTTTAGTTTCAGCAATTAGCGTATCAACATGGACCCCATGCTCTTGACCCATACGATGCAGCCGTGCGTAAAACTGGTCCATGATGGATGGTGACCAATCTTCCTCAACGACAATAATATGTGAACCGCCTCGCTGTAGGTTTAATGAAACACCCATCGCAGAAATTTGTCCTACCAGAACGTCCAGCGATTTTGTGTTGAAGTCCTCGACCACCTTGTCTTTTTCTTTTGAGCTGGTGCGACCATCCAAACTAGCCACGTTCAAACCAGCATCTCCTATTTCTTCTACGAGCTGGTCAATAACCTGACGATGCCAAGCGCCTACGAGTATAGGTTTATTACCATCACGCACCCGGGTAATAATTTCCTCAGCGGATGCAGCAACTTTACCCAGACCAATGATGCGTCTAGCTGAGCTAATACTTTCATCCTTGCTGGTCATCTTATCTTGCAGGTCTTGCATGTTCGTTTCGTCCAGCATCTTCAAGACCTCATCGACCTCGGCAGTGCGTGACAATTCAATTGGCAATCTGGTGTGTGTGATAGGTGGCATGTTTTTCCAAACATCAGCCAGCTCATGTCTGACAGCCATGTTGTTTTTAAACACAACGTCATTCAGCTCCTCGGTATTGCGTGAGCCGACTACCATTTTTGTGGGGAACCTAGCTCCCGGGAAAGTACGCTTTTGCATGATGCAGTATTTAAGCTGGAACTTTTCCATGCTCATACCGCCAATGTTTTCTTTCAGCTCTTCATAACCAGCTCGGCATAAGAAAGGGAACAGGTCATCATTCCAGCGTGTCACGGGTGTGCCTGTCAGCATCCAGCTATGACGGCAACGCTCGACCAGACCACCTGCACCTAGAATTGCTTTGGTGCGTTTTGCTTTGACTGATTTGAGAGCGTGGCTTTCATCGCATATAAGAATGTTAACTCTATCGAATGATGCAGCTCGTTTAGTTGCAATGTCGTATGACATCAACATGACATCACCGACAGGTAATTTTTGTTTAGCAGTTTTAACAACGCCCGGTGTAAAACCAGCAGCCGACAATTCTTGTGACCACATGCTTAATGCAATGGGTGGCGCTATGACGATGTTAATAGATTTGATACCAGTGCTGTCATCAATGTCTGGTCCGACATGCAGCATGGCTGTGATGGCAGACAATGTTTTGCCTGACCCCATTCCACTGAAATTTCCAGCGAATGATTTGGAAGCTAAAAACTTAGCATCCGATATTTGATGTGGTAGTAATTGTTTCATGTATTTCTCTCCGTTGTATATCTGCATCATACTCTTTTCAGTGCTTGATGCAAGCACTAAAATTCGAGGGGCTTTCGCCCCCCGGTTTTATTGGGTTTCTTTCCACAGTGCATATTGTGGATACCACTTGGTTGCGAACTCTTTCAGACCAAGCATACATTCCTCGACCTCTGACCAATCGTAGCAACAACGGTTGTCCAGAATGAATGGGTCATGCACGTCAGCAAAGGCAGGGTTACTTTCACACTCACCAGTGTCACGCACATGGTAGATGAACTCTTCCCAGTCACCACTGACCCCGACCCAATACTGGCTATCGCCACCAAGCCATCTATCAATTTCATAATCGAAACCAAGGTTAGGATTATCACGCTTGAGTTTTTGGACCCGGGTGTAAGAGTGGTCCGAGCGTGTTGATTTGGGCTGGGCTACCTTGTCATGCGGTATCCGCACCCGACCATCTGGGTGAGATGGTGTCAGTTCAAACACCTCAGTTACTCTGGCACGTCTCTTGACCTGCTTGTCTTTGATGCTGACCAGCTCTTTGACAATGCCACAGATGTAACGTCTGCCAGTTACAATCTGCCAATGGTTACCAGCGACAATCAAGAACACTCTCCCGGGAGTACGTTCCTCGACAGTCTGCTTGAGCCAACCAGCAAGAGTAGGGTTACGACCCTGAGCTTTGCGGTAAGCAATTTTATCCATGCTGATTTTTAATGCAGCAAACGCCTGTGATATCTGCCCGGTGCTTGTACCCCGTACAGCGTGAACATATGGGAACAGGTTACGAATGAGACGTGAAGCCTCGCCTGTTGTAATGCCTGACATGATAGACAGGACGGCTGGACCACAGTAACGGTTCTTGTCACGCTTGGTGGAACCATGATTAACAGGGCGAACTTTAAAAGGAACGACTGAAGCTGTATTTATTTTTTGCATTGCATTATCTCCGTTGTGAAAGAAAGAGGGTGGCTTACGCCACCTCTCCAATTTTTTTGAAACCAAAACTGGCAACCACTACACTGCTGCTCACGTCACCTTTGACCCGGATGACATCACCGACAGACACGCTGTGCATCCGGTCTGCAACCCGATTGATTTTTTCTTGTGGACCGATGTTTCCAATTTGGAAAACTTGGTCAAGGTCATCAGCCTCGATTTCGCAAACGACACCATAATTAAAAAAGAAATAATTGCTGTCGAGCTTGCCATCAAAGGTAGCTGCAAAGTAATCGTCAGTGCCTCTGGTCTCTGGCTTGATGTTTTGAAGGACTTGGTAAATCATAATTTTCTCCGTTGGTTAATTGCTTACACTATTAATATAAGCACTTTTTCAGAATTATCAAGCACTGATAGCAAAATAATCAGTGTTTGACTAAATTATTTTTTAGTATATCGTGTCTAAATGCAACGGAGAGGAGCTACTATGAGTTTTCTACACTATTTGTTTCCCGATAAGCATGAGCGAAGACTTGCTGCAATTGCTAAACTGCCTATTGAGCAGCGGCAAATGTACAAGCCGGATGGCTCAGGGTTAGACATTGATGCGGTGTGGAAAGTTAAGATACCTCTGTTGCATATGAATAACCGTGAATATTTGGAGCGGTACAAACAACGGAGAAAAACTTATGAGCAGAGATATTGTAAAGGAAGCGCTGGAAGTCGCTAAGACTTACCCGGTATTTCCAACAAATGACAAGAAGCCTTGCTGGTCTAATGCAGAGCTGAAAGTTGGTAAAGGTGAAGGCGGCTACAAGATAGCAACGCAAGACCCCAAGCAAATCAAAAAATTATTTAGTCACCGATTAGCAACTGAGATAGCTGTCCCGATGGGAGATATGTCCGGGCTGATGTGTGTTGACGTAGACGTTTATAAAGACCCAGAGCTAGAAGAGTGGGTGAAAGGTCAGATAGGTTTAGAAGAGACGCTGACCCATGTCACCCGGTCAGGCGGCAAACATTTTATATTTAAACACCCGGGGGCAATGCGGTTTCCATCTACATTACGAGAGGGTGTGGATATCAAAGCTGTTGGCGCTGGTTACATATGCTTCCCACCGACTGCTGGATATAAAGTATTAAATGATACTTCTATCAAATCGTTTCCAATGAGCTTGCTGCACAATGCAACCGGGCAGCAGGTGAACGGCAAATTAGCGACATCGAGTTTTAACGATGCAACAGACGATGACCTTATCAATCGCATAGCATCAGCCACTGACTTATACCCAGCGTTACGGACGCTGTCTTATCGGCTACCGTCTAGACGCAATGACAATGGTGACCTGTTTAGTAAAGATGAGCAGCTTGCAGTGCTAAAGAATATTATGCTGACCAGTGATGCAAAGAATGCTGGACACAAGCGGCATGATGATTGGCTGGATAGGTTCAACAAAATTACTGACCTTGTCGAAAGCGCAAACAGAAAAGCTGACCTGCAAGTGTCGCAGACAGCAATTGATAAGATTACTGGCGATGGCGAAAGCTTCTTTAAGGATGCTCCCCAACGCCCGATAGGAGTGCAACGTGAAGCCACAATAGATGATATCGAAGCCTACGTTGCTGAAGCTCAAGTGGATACTGAGTATGAAACATTTAATGCTCAGGGCTTACGATTAGAAAAACTTAATCCAATTGACTGGGTGATACCCGGCATGGTTCCCAAAGGTTCGACAGTGTCTCTAGGTGGTACATCGAATGTAGGGAAAACGAGATGGCTAGCTGCTCTGGCTGTCTCACTCTCCGTTGGTAATACAAAGCGCATGGGTCTACCACCAATAGACACGACCCATGCGTCTTTGTGGATTGCCAATGAAGAACGAGTAGATGATATCAAACGCAGACTGAAAGCAGTTATGCTGCAACACAATGACAAGGACAGTGCTGACATTGTGGTCCGTGGCAAGGACAATGGAACGGCTCGGCTGATAGCTTTGAATGAGATAGGTACACCTGAGCTGGACCAGAAAAGTATAGCCAAGATAGTTGCCCAAGCTAGGCGTGTTGACGCAAGTGTTATCATCCTAGACCCCTACGTTACGCTGTCTGAAGCAATGGATGAGAACAGCGCAGTCAGTGCTGGCATTTTGACTAAAGCATTTATAATGATATCGTCCATGACAGGAGCTGCGGTAATACATGCACATCACACGCCCAAGGACAGAAACAAGGACGATGACTGGTATCGTGGCGATGCTAGTGCTTGGCGTGGTAGCGGTGCAATTTATTCTGCTCTTGATTGTGGTTACACTCTTAGCCATTGGATGCCAAAGAATGGTGAGCAGCGTAAAGCTTGGAAGCAAAAGAAGTTGGAGCTGGCTTTATCACGGTACGTTGTATTGGACACAGGCAAGATTAGAGAAGGTGAGCCACTGCAACCAGTTATGTATCAACTGGTGGGGCAAGAGATGGATGAAGGCGAGGGCAGTGCTATCGGTGTATGTGAAATGACTGATGAGCAAACGGCAGCTAACGTGCTGCTTGACGGTGCAATCGATAAACTCTTTGCATCTGAGCTGGCTGAGAAGATGGGGGAACGGCTTGGCTATGGTTCGTTTACTAAGCTGGCTGAGATACACGACAAGATGCGAGGTGAAGATATATGGACGGTGACAGGGGACAGGATGTTTACCCGGGACGCTGAGAAGCTGCACATGATGTTTGAAGACGCAGTGCATTTCTCTGGTGGTACGGTGCAGCTTGTTCTCGACACAAAGAAGAAGACTAATGGACGGTGGACATTTGTTATTGCTCAAGCTGAGAACAAGTTTACAACTTGAGCAGTGCAAACGTCATATATAGCAACGATTATAAACTTGAGCGCTCAAGTTGCTGCTCAAGTTTGTATCAAGTAAAGAAAAGGAAGGAAACACAATGGTTACAGACTTGATGAACTTGCTCCCCCTAAAGGGGACATGGTCTTGGGGACACAGTCCCCTTGGGGCATTCGTATGTTAGTTCTCGGCATTGACCCGGGACAAGCAGGTGGAATAGCTGTGGTTAAGTTTTTAAATGGCAATGCACCTAAGCTATTAAAAGCGATGCGAACACCAGTGCTGCATGTCAAAAAGAAAAAGATGATTGATGCTGCATCGATTATGCTGGACCTTCAAGACATGGATTTTGACGTTGCTATAATTGAGCAGGTCAACGCTATGCCAAGGCAAGGCGTATCCAGCAGCTTCCAATTTGGTAGGAGCTACGGTGCTGCTGAGGCTCTCTGTCAGCTACTTGCTCCGAAGGTAGAGCATGTGACACCAGCAGTGTGGAAGAAAGCTATGGGGCTTGTCTCAGATAAACAGGCTAGTCTCGACATGGCTAAACTTACATTCGGTAGAAACGAGCTGTGGAACATAAAGAAGAACGATGGTATTGCTGAGGCTGCTCTACTTTGTATCTACTTGGTAGACAAATTTAACAAAGTAGATTAGTCTAGTCGCATGGCTACACAAAAGTTTTATGTTTACACATTGACTGACCCGAGAGACCTAAAGGTTTTTTATGTTGGTAAAGGCACAGCATCCCGAGGCTATGCACACACTCATCGATTAGACATCCGTGACACTGACGCTAGTCCAAAGGCTAGGCGTGTGCGAGATATCATTGATAGTGGTGAGGAAGTTGTCGTTAATATTCTCAAGCGCTTTGTCGATGAGGATGAAGCATATGCATATGAAGCCAGCTTAATTGAGAAGACACCCGATTTAGAGAACAGCCTTGCAGGTGGTGGTGGAGACAGGAGCGAGATGACCAAAGCTGCTGACGGTAAACGATACAAGCTTACTCCCAAGCAAGAGCAGTTTGCCCAACTAGTTGCAAGTGCTGAGCATACACTGTCTGACTGTTACAGAGCTGCTTACGATACAAGTAGGATGAATGACAAGCAGGTGAATGAAGAGGCAAGCAAGCTTGGTAGTCACCCAAAGATTACCCAAAGGGTTGAAGTGATAAAAGCGCCAATCATTGAGAAAACCCAGCTAAAGCTGCATGACATCATTACAGGACTACAGAGAGCTGCTGACCTTGCAGACCAGACTGCACAGGCTGGAGCAATGGTCTCTGCATTCCGTGAGCTGGGCAAGATTGCTGATTTGTACCCGGCAGAGCGTAAAGAGATAACAATGACTGATGATATCGTTGACAGGCTGCAAGCTGGACGCAAACGAGCTGCTAATGTTGTAGACATCGCATCACACAGGAAGGAAGGCTAACCATGTATGGCAAAGTAAAGGCAACAACAAAGAAGAAGGCGAAAGTAAAGGTAACTAAGAAGAAGTCAGCTAAGAACACCAAGAAGGTCTAATGTGGACCATCTGGAACAGGTGTATTTACTGATGACTAGTCGCAGGTTAAATGCTGACCAAGAGACATTGCTGGAGACTGTACTCGGTCCCGGTGTCACGCTGGTCAACATGGACGATGTAGAAGACGGTGACATCATTAGCCTAGACGGACATGAATGGACGGTAACTAAGAATGGCAATCGGTACAGATATAGAGAAGATAACGTCATCGAACTCTGGTGGACATGACTGGGTAGACGCACCCCCGGGCTTTGGTGCAGCACAATGTTGTAGGTATTGCGGTCAACGCAACATAGCGCCTTACAACTCAGTGCCGTGCAGCACTGCACCACACTCACCAACTATCCCAACCAAGAGTGACTATGACCCAACAGCCTAGTGCAATAGACATAGACATGCAGCTAGCAGATGCTATGGCAGAGTGCTACGCTGACCCATTGCGCCATGTGCTGATGAGTTATCCATGGGGCAGTGGCATCCTAGCCGGAAGAGATGGACCGCTGGAATGGCAGCAAGACTACCTGACAATGATTGGCAATGAGGTCTCCAGCCGTAACTTCAACGGTCACGACCCAGTCCCACCCCTAAGAGTGACGTGCGCCTCCGGGCATGGAATAGGTAAGTCGACACTGACGGCTTGGCTGATAAAATGGGTGATGGACACCAGACCTTTTGCGAAGGGGGTAGTCACAGCCAACACTGCGGAGCAGCTACGGACAAAAACGTGGGCAGAGCTTGCGAAGTGGCACAACATAAGCCTGACAAAAAATTGGTATCATCTCAACTCAGGGGGTGGGTCCATGAATTTATATCATAAAATGCACCGAGAGACATGGCGTGTTGATGCACAGACTAGTCGAGAAGAAAACTCGGAAGCGTTTGCTGGTCTTCATGCCGCTAACAGCTCACCGTTTTATATATTCGATGAGGCATCAGCTATCCCAGAAAAAATATTTGAGGTGCGTGAGGGTGGTCTTACTGACGGAGAGCCTATGTGCTTTGACTTTGGTAACCCTACCAGAAACTCCGGGCGTTTCTTTCAGAACATGATTGGAAAATACAAGCACCGTCATATCAGAAAATTTATAGACAGCAGAACCGTAGCCATCACTAACAAGACTTTGCTCAATCAATGGGTGGAAGACTATGGCGAAGACAGCGACTTTGTAAAGGTCAGGATTAAGGGCGAGTTTCCCAGCGCTGCCTCTATGCAGTTTATACCCAGTGACTTAGTAGACAAATGCATGAGAGAAGACGTGCATGTAGAACCACACGAACCATTAGTTATGGGCGTAGACGTTGCACGTTTTGGGGATGACCAGTCTGTCATATGGATGAGACAAGGCAGGGACTGTGTGTCACAAGGAATTAAAAAATACCGGGGCGTAGATACTATGACCCTAGCGTCAGAAGTAGCAACACTAGCAGCCCAGAAAAATCCAAATACAATTTTTATCGATGGCGGTGGTGTTGGTGGTGGCGTAATCGACAGATGTAGGCAGCTAGGACTAGAAGTAGTAGAAGTTAACTTTGGGTCTAAAGCTACCGTCTCTGGCTACGCAAACTTACGAGCGCAATGCTGGGGCAACCTGCGTGACGCTATGGTTAGTGGTATTATGCTTGACGATGACCCGGACATTCGGGCTGACTTAACATCTACAGAATATGGGTACAATGTGCGTAACCAGATACAACTAGAGAAAAAAGAAGATATGAAAAAACGAGGATTAGCATCCCCTGACTTGGCTGATGCCTTGGCGCTAACCTTTGCTTTCCCGGTAGCTCCTACTAGAGCCGGGTATAAAGGGACCAGCATGTATGGTGAAGCGACACATGAGTATGACCCGTTTTTCTAGCAAGCGACTAGACGGAACATTAAAAATGATATAAGGTGTGAACAAAGGATATTTGAAAATATGCCAGTAGCGTTAGAGACAAGTAAAGCGAGTGGTTACGAACTGCGCCAGATAAGTACCCAAGACTGGGTGCATATCAGGGACATGGTTCCAGACATACACGCAGAAAGTCGCTACCGGGACAGCGTATTATCAATAAGAAAGGTGCATGAGCTATTTGAAGCTACGCTGCAAAACAAAGACCAATGCTGTTTCCTTCTTTGGAAAAATGGGAAATGCGTGGGTTTATTTGCAGGGATGGCTATCAGTCATTTTTTTACTGATGATGTTTATGCTTCTGACCTCATGTTCTACGTCATTCCTGAGCAAAGGAAAACTAGAGCAGCATTGTTACTCGTCCGGGCATTTGAGCGATGGGCAGCAATGCTTAACTGTGTGGAAGTTTCCGTTGGCATTTCAACGGGGGTGGATACAGAAAAGGTAGCTAAGTTTTATGAAAAGCTTGGCTATAAACGCAACGCAATTGGATTAAGGAAGGGGATATAACTATGTGTTTTTCAGCGCCAAAAATGCCAGCTCCACCACCACCGCCAGCAGCTCCAAAAGCAGCGCCTACAAAAGTAGACGGTGCGGTTACTCAATCAAGACGTAACCAAAAGCGGAGAGCTAAGCTACAGGGTGGCACAGCGGCAACAAACAAAACATCTGGACAAGGTGTTTTAAAGAACGCTTATACATCAAGTCCAACACTATTAGGACAGTAATGGATGGTTATGCAATCTGTTGAAAATCAATACTCCAGCTCGGTATCGGGTACTAAGCGAGGCAACTTGCATAGGCGGTACAAGCAGCTAGAGGACTATCGGTCATCATGGCGAAGCCACTGGATTGAGATAAGCGATTATCTTTATCCAAGACGTGGACGTTTTTTACTGGATAGTCAAAACAACAGAGGGCGTAGACGTAACAACAAAATTATCGACAGTACCGGAACTCAAGCGCTGAGAACCTTAGCGGCAGGGCTTATGTCAGGAATGACTAGCCCTGCCCGTCCTTGGTTTAGGTTTGCTTTGTCGGACCCGGACATGATGGATATGCCAGACGTTAAACAATGGCTGGCTGCATCAGAAAAAATTTGTCGTAATATTTTACACAAGAGTAATTTCTATAACACCATTTACAATGTGTATGGTGAACTCGGAGCTTTTGGGACAGCACCTTTGTACCGTCAGAAAAGCTTTGATGACGTTATTAGGTTCCGACCTTTTACTGCTGGTGAGTACGTTATCGCAGAAAATTCACAAGGCAAGGTAGATACCTTGGGGCGTGAATTTACTATGACAGTAGCCCAGCTTGTAGAGAAGTTTGTTATAGACCGTGAGACAGGAAAGTCTGACTGGTCTGGAGTAAGCTCAGCTACAAAGCGGTTATGGCAGAATAAAAATTACGATGCGCTGGTTACTATCATGCATATGATACAACCACGGATGGGCAGAGACCCTAGTAAGTCGGACCAAAAGAATAAAGCTTTTATGTCTTGTTACTTTGAAAAAGGTGCAGACAATGACGATGTATTGCAAGAAGGTGGCTATGACACTTTTCCGGCTTATGTAGCCAGATGGGATGTGTTGCCGGGTGACGTTTACGGCAGGTGTCCCGGGATGGACTACCTCGGTGACGTAAAACAATTACAGCACCAGCAAAAACGTAAAGCTCAAGCAATCGATAAAATGGTTAACCCACCAATGGTAGCGCCTAGTAGTCTGCGTGGCAGACCAACTACAGTTATCCCGGGTGGCACAACTTATGTAGACCAGACACAGGGTATGCAGGGATTTGTTCCAGCGTATCAAGTCACACCCCGTCTCCAAGAAATGATGATGGACATTAAAGAAGTCCAAGACCGGGTGCAGCGAGGTTTCTACGCTGACTTGTTTGCAATGATGATACAGTCAGACCGTAGACAAATGACTGCAACGGAAGTTGTGGAAAGGCATGAAGAAAAATTAATGCTGCTTGGACCAGTGCTACAGCGTGTTAACGTAGAACTGCTAGACCCACTTATGGATGATGTATTCCAGTTTGCATTAGAAGCAGACATGATACCGCCACCACCAGATGCTATTGCTGGTCAAGATTTAAGAATTGAATACGTTTCGTTATTGGCACAGGCGCAGCAAGCTGTTGCCGCTTCTTCTATGGAACGTACATTAGGATTTGCTGGAAACCTCGTAGCTGTCTTCCCACAGATTGTGGATAACATTGACGCTGATAAAGCTATACGAGAGTACAGTGAAATTTTGGGTAATGCTGCCAACTTACTTGTAGACCAAGACGAAGTCGACAAAGTAAGGGCAGAGCGTCAAGCGGCTGCTGCTCAAGAACAGCAGCAGATGATGCAAGCACAGCAAGCCCAAAATGCTAAGGTATTGTCACAAACTGACACACAGAGACCTAACGCACTTACAGAACTCATGGGACGTGGTGCAACTGCTGAGGGTGGTGGTTAATGTCTGAAAAGTTTGTAGTACATGATAGCAGTGATGAAAACCAAGTTAAACGGGCTGAAGCACTGCAAGAGGATAAAGATAGAGACCTTATGTTTGTCCTTAAAGAAGCAAGAGGACGTAGATTTTTGTACGAGATTATTTTTAATGATAGCCATATGCTAGCGAATAGTCATGTACCTGCGTCTAGCGACAGTAGCGCTTATAATGAAGGTGCTAGGCAGGTTGGAATTGCACTGTATAACAGATGTAAAGAAGCCAGCAAGTCGCATACATTAACAATGTTAGAGGAGAACCATTTCGATGAGTGAAGAACAAATTCAAGAAGTAGAAGCGGAAGCAACCGCAACTACTGAACAAGTTTCGCCTCAACCAGAAGCAGCGCAAGCTGTAGAAGGAACTGAGGAGAAGACCACCTTGCTGTCGGATGACGAAGGTGATGGAGCTGGTGAGTATACTTATGACGCACCAGAGGACTTTGAGGTGACCGAAGAAGTCCAACAACAACTCGATAATTTTGCAGATTTTGCAACTACTATTGGCATCAGCCAAGACCAGTTTCAACAGCTAATAGATTATCAACAGGACCGGGCAGCATCTGCCATGGAGAGTGTTTCTGGTGAATATGTAGCCAGAGCCAATTCATGGGCTGAGGATACCAAAATGGACACAGAGCTTGGTGGCGAAAAGTTAAATGAAAATTTAAGTGTAGCCAAAGGAGCGATGGAGAAGTTCATGTCTCCTAGCATGGGTCAAATGTTAGGAATGCCATCTGAGGAAAACCCAGTGGGTATGGGACTTGGTAACCATCCAGAAGTAATCCGGTTATTTTATCGCATAGGGAAGGCGATGCAAGATAGTGAGTTAATTTTAGGGGACGGAAAAGCCTCTGATGAAAACGCACTTCAGCGCATGTACCCAACTATGTTCAATCAAAGCTAGGAAAAGGAGTAAACTGTTATGGCTACACTTAGCGTGACAAACCCGACCCTTGCTGACTTAGCAAAGGTCACCGACCCGGACGGCTCTATCGCTGACGTTGTCGAGATACTAAACAGCACAAACGAAATTTTGGCTGATATGACATGGTTAGAGGGTAACCTCACAACTGGTCATAGAACCACAATTCGTTCTGGGCTGCCAACTCCTACATGGCGTAAATTGTATGGTGGAGTACAGCCTACTAAAAGTAAGGCAGTACAAGTCACAGACAACTGCGGTATGTTGGAAGACTATGCTGAAGTCGACAAGGCACTTGTAGATATGGCTGGAGACCCAGCTAAATTCCGTCTACAGGAAGACAAGCCTCATATTGAAGGCTTAAACCAGCAAGTAGCTACCACTCTGTTCTACGGGGATGAAGCTGTAAACGCAGAGCGTTTCACAGGTTTCGCACCTCGTTTTAATTCACTTTCAGCAGCAAACGGTGAGAATATCATCAATGCTGGTGGCAGTGGTTCAGACAACGGTAGTATCTGGCTTGTATGCTGGTCCCCACAAACTTGCCACGGGATTATCCCTAAAGGCTCAACTGCTGGTATCCAGCAGCGTGACCTTGGTGAGGTTACCATTGAGAATATCGATGGGGCAAACGGGCGTATGCAAGCATACCGTTCACATTATCGTTGGGACGTGGGCATGTCTGTCCGTGACTGGCGCTATATTGTGCGGATTGCCAATGTGGACAGGTCTAACCTAACTGCTGACTTATCAGGCAGCTCGGCTGATTTGAACGACCTAATGCACCAAGCGTATTCACAACTCCCAACATTGGGTGTTGGACGTTGCGTATGGTACATGGACCGTCAAATGCTTGGCTTCTTGCGTAGGCAGACTTCAAATGGTGTAAAGAACTCTACACTATCATTTGAAAACGTAGGTGGTACGTTCCAAACTTCATGGGGTGGTTACCCTATCCGAAGAGTGGACGCACTGAAGACCAACGAAGCAACAATCACTTAATCAAGGAAGGAGACCTTTATCATGGCGATAATTGATGAAAGACTTGAATTTTGTGATGCAACTGCTCTCAGCACGTCTGGGACAGGTTTGGCACTTGTTGGGGATGTCGTAGATATTACATCTGCGTCTTCAGACCTTGGCATGGGCGAAGCATTGTATCTTGTAATTCAAGTGACAACTGCGGTTACCAGTGGCGGTAGTGCTACTGTTAACTTTAAACTAGCGTCAGATGCAGCAGCAGCGATTGCTGTCGATGGAAGCGCAACAGTCCACAATGTGACTGCTGATATTCCAAAGGCAACTTTAACTGCTGGTCATCGGATTGTTATGCCGCTTTCTAGCGGTACAACAAAGTACGAGCGTTTTATTGGCATCATTCAAGATGTCGGTACAGCAGCTCTTACTGCTGGAGCCATTGATGCTTTCATATCGAAAGACCCAATCGGCTGGACAGCATATCCAGACGCTACTAACTAAACTGGGCAGGGGATTGGGTAACACCAATCCCCTAACCTTAACTGGAGCAACAAATGAAAGTTAAATTTAAAGAAAATTTCTTTAGCCCTGATGGGTTACTAGAGAAAGACACTGTGCATACTTTGGATGATAGCTACCTACAACCGGGCAAGCTTCCTAGAGACGCAGTAATTATGGAAGGTGTAGCAGAAGTAGCACCTGAGCCTGACCCAGAAGTACAAGCTCACGCTGTGCATAAAGGCAGAGGCAAATATGACGTTTACTTGGCAGGTAAAGTTATTGGCGATAACCTGACTAAAGCAGATGCCAAAGAAATGGTAGCTGAACATAATGGCTAAGCCGGGTTTATATTCCAACATCGCAGCCAAGCGTAAACGTATTAAGGCTGGTTCTGGTGAAAAAATGCGTAAACCGGGAAGCCCGGGTGCGCCTAAAGCTAAGAATTTTAAAGAGGCTGCTAAGACAGCTAAAGTTAACGTAAGAAAGAAGAAGGGGTAATATGGCATCACAAGTACAAATAGCTAAGTTAGCGTTACAGCACGTTGGTGATAGGTTTGACATAACGTCAATGACTGAAGTCACCCCGGAAGCTGAGCAAGTAAATCTAGTCTTTAATGATGTTAGAGACGCATTGCTGCGACAGCATCCATGGAACTTTGCAAAGAAGTTTACTAGCCCGGCTACCGTTGCAGGTACTGTCCCGGGTGGGTGGACGTTTATGTATTTGTACCCTACTGACGCTGTTAGGATATTAGGGATTACAAACCCTCTAGGAAGAAACCAGCTTCCTATAGAATTTCAAACAGCTAGAAATGCAGCTAATAATTATTGCGTTTTAACTGACGCAGAAAATGCCGAGATTATATACACGGCTAGAATAACAACTACTGAAGACTTTGACCCAGAATTTACAATGGCTCTTAGCTACCAGCTAGCAGCTAAGATGGCTATGCCATTAACAGGGGACAGAGGTATAGCTGGGGAATTAGAAAAGCTGGCTACTATAGCATGTAATAGTGCTTGGGAAACAGACAGTAGTGAAGGAATTGAACCAAGCAAGCCCGAGGCAGATTGGATAACTGCACGTCTCGGGGTGCAGACTGTAGACAGCATCTAATGGGTACTGATAATGACAAAAGTAATACAGTCTAGTTTAGCCGGGGGTGAAGTATCTGAAGCCATCGGAGCTAGGGTAGACATTGGTAAATATAAAAGCTCGCTATCTAAATGCGAAAACTTTTTTGTGCAGGTGCATGGTGGTGTTGCCACACGTCCCGGTCTTCAATTTATAGGGCAGGTAAAAGACAGCACTAAGACAGTAAGACTTATCCCTTTTGCTTTTAATACAGAACAGACGTACATCCTAGAATTTGGCGATTACTATATGCGTGTCTACAAAGATGGTGGACAAGTATTAGAAAGCGCTACCGTCAAAAACATTTCGGCTATTACTAAAGCTAACCCTACTGTTATTACTACCTCTACTACCCACGGTTTAACCACAGGTGACAGCGTGTTTTTGCAAAGCGTGGGGGGCATGACAGAAGTAACTAACAGAACTTTTCAAGTTGTTGTTTTATCCACAACTACATTTTCTCTTAAAGAACTAGAACACTCAACCACCGCAACTATTAATAGCTCAGCGTTTACGACCTATACTTCTGGCGGTACAGTGTCTAAAGTTTTTGAGTTAACCACACCTTATCCACAGGATGTTCTATACGATTTGAACTACGTTCAGTCGGCAGACACTATGACTATTGTCCATCCTCTGTACCCACCAAAAGAAATTTTTAGAACGGACCACGATGCGTGGACGTTTAACGATATTACGTTTTCTCCAGCACAGGCGTTTCCAAGAAGTGTAACTGTAACACCTAACACCACTGGTTCTGAAGAACATAAATACACAGTTACCGCTGTTAACTCTGACACATCAGAAGAGAGCCTTAGAGGGACTTCCGGGACTTTCTCTGTGCAATTCGTGACACAAGCTAACCCAGCAGTTTTAACTACGACAGCGCCACACGGTTTATCCACAGGCGATAACTTTCACCTAGAAAGTATCACAGGCATGGTTGAGCTGAACAACAGACGTTTTAGAGCTGGCACTGTTACAAGCACAACTATTGAATTAGAAGACATTAACTTTAACCAAGTGGATAGCAGTGGATACACAGGCTATGGCTCTGGGGGTAGTTTACTAATAGGTTTTATTAAAATAGCTAACGGTGCTGACCCTATAGATAACACGCTTAACTGGTCTGCTGCTGCTAATGCGGAAAGCTACAACATATACCGGGATAAGAATGGTATCTACGGTTTTATCGGAAGAACGGAAGACACTACGTTTACGGACAAGAACATGGAGCCTGACTTAGATGACACTCCACCTAAGACTAGAAACCCATTTGCAGCGACCACAGAGTACCCATCGGCTGTCGCTTACTTCCAACAGCGTAGAGTGTTTGCCAACAGTGATAAACACCCACAGCGCCTGTTTATGACACAAACAGGTAACCAGAATAACTTTGCTACTTCATCACCTGCTAGAGATGATGACGCTATTATAGCGACCATTGCTAGCACTAAGGTAAACGAGATTAGACATCTGGTCCCTATGTCGGACATGGTGGTACTAACATCAGGGGGCGAATGGCTGGTAGAGGGTATCGACAATGTGATTACACCATCAGGCATTCAAATTACGCCACAGTCATTCTTTGGCGCTACTAAACTGCCGCCATTGCTCTCTGGTGACGTTGCACTATTTGTGCAGCCCGGGCAGAACGTCAGAGATTTGGGGTACAGATATGAAGTCGACAGCTACAGTGGTAATGACGTGTCTATTCTTGCTAGGCATTTATTGGACTATAACACTCTCGTAGATTGGACATATGCCCCAGCGCCTTATTCTATTGTGTGGTGCGTCCGTGATGACGGGCTAATGTTAGGACTAACGTACCTTAGAGAACAGGAAGTTTTTGCATGGCACAGGCACACAACAAAAGGAAAATTTAAATCAGTAGCTTCTATTAAAGAGAACGATATAGATGCGACTTACTGTTTAGTTGAGCGTGTTATAAACGGGGACACAGTACGTTATATTGAACGCTTTAAAGAGCGAGACTTTAAAACTATACAAGATGCATTTTTTGTTGACGCTGGTTCTACTTACGATAGCCCTGTAACTATAACTAATTATACACAAGCAAACCCGGTAGTAATAACTACTGGCTCAGCGCATGGACTTACTAATGGTGACACTGTTGATATTTGGGATGTATACAAACACGACCCCACAACCACGGAAGGTTTTTCATTATCTGATGAGCTTCAAGGTAACGGCTATACTTGTGCTAATGTTACTAGCACTACTTTTGAGCTACAACTTAATGGTGCTAATGTAAATGGAACTGCATTTTCTGAGTACCACAACGGTGGCACAGCTAGAAAAGCTATAACTACTATTTCTGGATTATGGCACTTAGAAGGCGAGACTATTACTGGTGTTGCTAACGGGTATGTTATGCCACCCAAGACCGTTACTAATGGTTCCATAACTTTAACATCACCAGCTAGCCGTATCCATCTTGGCATAGGTTACGTTGCCGAAGTAGAGACCCTGCGATTAAATGTAGCAGGTGCGGAAGGCGCTAGCGCTATTCAAGGCGCAGCTAAAAAGATAGGCAGGTTAACTGTCCGAGCTGAAAGAAGCCTCGGTATGTATGCTGGACCTGACCGACAACATTTAAAAGAAGCCAAGTTTGGTATGCCAGCGCTGTACGGACAGCCGCTAGCAATGCTGCAAGGCGATAAAGACTTAACACTATCACCGTCATGGAATAAAGACGGGCGAGTAATTATACAGCAGAGAGACCCTCTGCCTTTGACTATTCTTTCCATTATTCCTGACGTAGTACCGGGAGGAAATTAATGGTAACGATACAAGAAGAAGATTTTAAAGATTTTGTCAAAGAAGTAGGACCATTGCTACAAAAGCACTGGGAAGAGATTGCCTTAGACAAAGCAAAAATAGACTTACAGCCTGACTGGGCTGTTTATGACATTTTGTATGATAACGATAAAATGCACGTCACTACCGCAAGGGACGGGACAAAATTAGTAGGCTATGCTATCTTCATACTAACTAACGCACTTCATTATAAGCAATTATCAATCGCTGATGGTGATGTGTTTTGGTTGGACCCGGACTACCGTAAAGGTTTAACCGGGTACAAACTACTAAAAAAGTCAGAGGGTTTTTTGGGAACACGGGGCGTACAAAAAATATTTAACAAGGTTAAACTGCACAAAGATGTCGGTAAGGTCTTTGAGCGTCTTGGGTACACTCCTATTGAACGTGTGTATGCGAAAGGGGTTAGTTAATGGCGATTACGGCAGCAGTCGCAACTGTAGCTAGCGCAGCGGTTAGTACCTATAGCACTTATCAGCAAACTAAAGCTGCTAAGTCACAGGCTAACTATCAGTCTGCTATTGCCCGTAATAATGTAATTATTGCACAGCACAATCAGCAACGGATTAGAGAACAAGCAGCCGAAGCTGAGACGGACCAAAGACGCAGAACTATGCAGATGAAAGGGTCTGTTAGAGCCGGGGCTGCTGCCCAAGGTCTTCTAGTAGATGACACATCAGACAGCAGCGTACAGGGTATTTTAGCAGACGTTAATGCTGAGGGTATGTACGACATTTTAAAAATACGGGACACCCGAGATAACGAAATTAGAAACTCTAAAATACAAGGTATGGAGTACCAAGCTAAAGCTGACTTATTTAAAAACAAAGCAGATAACTACAACCCGAACATGGCTGCTGCTGGAACCTTACTAGGCGCTACAAGCGATGTTTATGGTGCTGGTCAAAATGCGAAGTGGTGGAGCTGATGGCACGAATACCTACAGTAGGCTCACAAGGAGCTAAAGCATACAAAAACGTAGCCGGGTCAGACGGTCAGACACGTTTTATGAATGTGGCGCAAGTTGATACCTCAGCCGGGTCAAGACAACAGGGTGAGATATGGTCTAATGCGCTTTCTAAAGTAGCTGACAGCGCTACTAAGTGGCAAGAAGGTGAAGACACTCGCAAACTTGTAGAGTACGAAGGCAAGTTAAATAAACTAAATTCATACTTATTGGAAGACCCAGACTTTGGTGGTTTAGGTACTTTAAGTGGAGAAGACGCACTAAAGAAGATTAATGGTGGCTGGTCCCGTGAATTAGACCAACAAGGCAAGAACGGAGTAGAAGCTACTAAGTACGCCATGTCTGTGGACGAGTTTACAAAGGCTGGTTTTACATATGACAACAATAAAAGCCTAACTGAGAATTACCAAGAGAACGTCAAACGATTACAAGAAACAGCAAGTAAAGATATGGCTCTGTCAGGGTCAGACGCTCTTAATCAGTATACTGAAAAATTCACAAACAACTTTGTGTCGAATGTTAATAAATTCCAAGATGTAGCCTACAAAGCAAAAAATGAATTAATCTTTACTGGCAGAATGGCTGAGCATATTGATAAGGGTACTTTGCAATGGCATAACGGTGTAGCTCTAGACGCTACGCTGTCAAATGTTGAAACACTGGTAAGAAATAAAGATATCGGTATTGCTGCTCAAAAAGGTGTTACAGACAAAGACACTATAACAAAATTAGTAAATGAAAATAAAGCTGCTGTAATAGATGCTGCTATTCAGCAAGCTATGGCAACAGGTAACACGCAAGCTGCTAAAGACTTATTGAAAAAGTATAGCGGTGCTGGCAACCCAATTAATGGTGAGCAGCTAACTAAACTTACTAAGTTAGTAAAAGACAGCTCTATCCAAGTAGACGGAGCAAACGCTGTTAATGCCCTTCTTGCTGAGAAGGGACCGGGTGACACATCTAAATACATGAAGAAAAACGCTGCTGGTAATTTGGACCTGTACGATGAAGTAGGTTTGCGTCAGGCACTATACAAAAAGTTTTCAAATCAGCCGGATAAGTTAGCTGCTGCTGAAAAGCATCTAGGGTATTTGCTGGAAATTAATAAAGCTAAAGTTACTGAGGATGAGGTTATTGCTATTAAAGAGGTAAATAAACTTCTTTCTGAAAACAAACCTATCCCACCTGCTCTAGCATCCCGGCTACCAGAGAATTATAACGTCCCAGCTAAAATGGCTTCATACTCTAAAAACAATGAGACTGTCACAGACATGTCTGCTCACGAAGCAAAAGGCGGTCAGCAAAACACGCAGCTTAATAGTGAGGGTGTACCTTACGACCAAGTATTAACAGAGATGTTAGCTAAGCCGTCTAGCATACCATTTGTGTTGCAGCAGTTTGAAGGACCAGAAGGTGAAAAAGCTTTACGGGGGATGCTTAGCGCAAGAGACTACGAAGCTATCTCTCAAAAAATAGAAACTGAGCGAGGCAAGCTAGAAGTAGCAGAAGCAGCTAGAAAAGGTTTTCAGCTAACAGACTTGAGTAAAATGCTGAAGAACACTTTTCAGATAAGCGATAGCCGAATTAGCAAACTAGTAACTAGCGATTTACTAGTAAACGAATACAACCAATTCTTTTTGGACCACCTTAGAAGAAAAGGTGTAGCTCCTACACAAGACCAAACTAAACGGTTTATAGCTCCATACCTTTTAGAGCTAGCTACTGATAAAAGCTTTTTGGGCAATCCAAAAGACTTTAAGGCGGTGGCTCGTACTGCTAACGATGAGACTGCCTTAGCTACGCTGTCTTCAGAAGAGGGGGTACTTAACGATAGTAAAAAGAACAACCGTTTAGTGCAGTCTATGTTTGGAGTAGATGAAACTACACTAACAGCAATTAGAGAGGATTTAGACAGCAGAGATTTGGAGTACACGCTAACTAACATTAACGCTCTAATAACAACTAACCCTGCTTACAGCGGTAGTCAGGCAGATGGTACTCGTTTAGACCCCCAAATATTACTCACTGATAGTGGCTACAGCATGGCTAAAAATATAGCTAGTGGTCAAGGTGGGATGAAGAAAGTGTACGAAGATTTTCAACTAGGTAATATATTTGGAAACGCCAATCAAAATAACGCTGTTAAATTTTTATACACATTAAGCTTGTTGGAACAGAACGGCTCATTGCCTGATATTACACCCGAGGTTGCTAAGAATATGGGTAATGTCCAAAATGCTGATTACAGAAATTGGCTTAAAGCTACCAGAAAAGTAATGGTGGACCAATTTACAGGTAACACAAATACAGCCGCTTTAATAAACCGGACTATAGACACTGGAGCTAGCTTGTTTAGTAATATTGATATGGGTGCTTTGTCTGGTCCGGGATACAGCCCAGAACTGCGAAAAGCTTTGACACCCCAAACAACTCCTGACGGAACGTAGTATGGCAGTATTAACTAACTCATTACTGGATGACAAAAAGGAAGCTTTAACTGAAAGCAATATTATTCCTATCGCTCAACAGGATGATAATAAAGTAAAACCTGAGCCAAGCATTGACAGTTTAAATAACGGTGAGCAAGACGTAGATAATAAAGCTAGGTCTCTCATTACTCCTGAGCCTATAAACGAAACCGTGCAGCGTGTTGATGAAGTGTCTAAGCTTGTTTCAGACACTCAAGTAAACTCTCGGATAACTCCTGAGCATGAAGCTTTGGTAAACCAGACGCACAAATTATTTCCACAGGCTGACAAAAATATTCTAAGAAATGTAAGCGTAGCTGAATTAAAAGCTACTATTGAGCAGTCAAGCAAAATGAATGCTCTAAATAATGCACCTACATTAGCTGACACGTTAGATAAAAACCCAGCACTTTTGCTAACACAAAATTCTAACATAGATGCTTTTTCTAAATTAGAAACACAGCTTAATGCTATTGGTCCTATTATAAAAGACACTCCGTATGTCACTTATGGGCAAGGTACAATTAACGCACTAGACCGGGGAGTAGACCGATTTGTTGGCGGTCTTTTGAGTATAGCTGCTGGTGTAAAAACACGACTAGCTGAAGAAGCTGATTTAAGTATCCTAGAAACTGTCGATAAGAATTTTATGGATGACCCTCACATTACTAGGGTTGCCAAGGCTATGGGGCTTGACCCTAATAACGAACAAGACCGTCTTAAAGCTGTTGAATATATACAAGAGATGGACATGATGTCCCCCAGCTTTGGTGCTGGCAATACGGGGCAGATGGGTGCAATCGGGACATCTGCTTTTCTAGAAAGCATACCCAGAATACTTTTGAATACAATTTTTGGGGAGATGATATTTGGAACACCTGCTAATAACCCTGACCAGCAGCGTAGTCAATTAGCTGGCGATGGTTATAACTTGTTTAAAAAAGCTGTCGAGATTAGCCGGGAAAACAAAGATAACTCACAGTTTTCAGCTCAAGCTCAGGACTTTCAAAAAGGTTTAAAAAGTGACCCAGACGCTTCTTTGGGAGAGGCAATTTTAGATTTTGCTAACGCAGTACAAAGAGACCCGGTAGGTGCTGCCGCTTTCTTATCTGAGGTAGGTATAGAATTTACGCCTGTTATTGCTGCTGGTGCAGCTACAAGCTTGGCAACTAAGAACCCATTACTAGGTGTGTCTGTAGCTAGTGGGGGCGTTTTTATTACAGAAAACGATGTAGGCAGCGAAATAGCTAGCGCTGTGCAAGAGAAATACAAATATAACATCTTAACGGAAGACGGCTTTGACGCTTTTATAAATGATAAAGAAGCTGTGGATTTTGCTATTAAGACTGGGCGTATTAGAGGAACGACTATAGGTCTTACTCAGCTAGTGCAATTTGGTATTATATCTAAACTTGCTAAAACTAAAAGCGTAGCGGCTGGTACAACGGCTCAGGTAGGGACTAGTTTAACTGCTGAAGGCGTAGGCGAAGGGTTAGCCCAAAAATTTTCTGTGGGTAAAGTTAACTGGAATGAAGTCGTGCTAGAAGTAGCTGGCGGTACAGTAACAATGCCGCTGGATATAGCCACTGCTACTGCTACATGGCATGGCAGAAAAAGAGACGCAGAAACTGTTCGTAGCTGGTTAGCCACCGGGGAAATAATTGAGAAAAACAAAGGCAAGTTAAGCAAAGAAGGTCAGGACTTAATTGATGGGTCTACTGTTATTGCCGACCAGTTAAAAGAAAAAGGCGTAGACACTGTTTATATAGAAGCTGACAAACTTACTAAATTTGACCAAGACCGACCTGATAGCGATAGCGTAATAAAAACACTAGGACTGGATGCAGACGCAGTTACTGAGGCAGCTACATCTGGACAACGTATCGCTGTAGATACGGACGCTTATGTGCGGCACATACTTGGTGTTGACGGATTTATGGAGTTACACACCACGTCCACCACAACTGACCCAGACGGTATGACCGGGGCAGAGCTGGAAGCTTTTGACGCTAACCTACAAACAGAGCTTAATGAAACTATAGAGGAAGCCGATAATAGTACACAGCTACCCTCTATGAATGAGGCTGATGTAGCAGCAGCCGTGTCAGACACAAAAGCTATTGAGCAAAATATAAAAGAACAGATTGGACGGACAGGTAATTTTGACAGCCAGCAAACAGAGCTTCTGTCAATGTTGACCGCACAAAGATACGCTGTCCGAGCAGCTAGGATATCTGAAGAGACTGGCGAGTACGTCAGTCCTATGAAATTATTCAACGAAGACAATTTGATTATAACTGGGTCTGAAGCACCAACTAACGTGCAACGGACCACCGCAGCAGCACCTATTTACACTGAAGCCGATTTAAGCACCATTCAAGACATCCGTACTAGTCTTACTACCGAGGGTGTGCCAGATGGTGTTACAGAGGCTAATACCAGTGCTGTAGAAGCTGCGTCTAGTCAGACAATAGATATACCAGTAGCTAACCCGGATAGTAACAGCATACCTAATGCTAATAAGACTATACCTAGAGTTTTGTACTATACCCCACTTGGCAAAAGCGATGTAGTGGTAGGCAACGACATTAACCCAGCAACTGATGAAACAGGGGTAGTTGATGGTGTTGTTGAAGCGTTAAACCTAACAACAGCGCCTAGAGCAGATAACTCTGTTGCTATAGATATGGTTACCGTTAAGCCCAGTTTTGGGGTAGGGGGTAATTTAAAAGAAACAAGCGAAGGTAGTTTTAGTTTCCAAGGCTCTATAAAAGCTGGCGCACAATTTGCCAAGACAGGTGAAGAAAAACTGCGTAGCAAGAAACAACAGCAGATACTAAATGATATTAGTAAGGCTGGTATAGACGTTACTACAATGACTGATGAAGAGGTTGTGACTGCGCTGAACAACGCTGCTCAAGAAGAAGCCGAAGCTAAGTTTGAAGTCGACCAGAATAACCCTGTCAACGATAAGAAGACCCCGGCTGTTTTTCCTCCAGAGCAGACCCTTTCTAAAGAAAGTAAGAAAAAACTTGCAGCCTTACGAAAGGAAGTACCGGGGTTTTCTGCCATTGCTTCTTTTTTACAGCCAGACGAAATACAGGTTCTAACAACGGCACAGGCAGTTAAGCTAGTAGAAACACTTAAAACTTTACCAAACGTGGCTGAGACTGCCGCTAGTGCCAGAGCTGGTAGAGCCAAGCTAGGATGGTACAGACGCAGCAAGCAAGCTTTGGATATTGTTTTTGGTGCAGACGCACCGAGGTTTACTGCTTTACTAGCAGCTCTATCGCCACAGACTAGCGTGGAAAGTAATTTAATTAACGCACTGAATGTATGGACTGGCTGGGTAGCTGCCGGGAGACCACAGGACGTAGCAACCATTAAAAAGATAATGGCAGATAATGTCCAAGGCGATAAAGGCGAGACAAGTGTTTTATCCGCTTGGGTAAACAACACGATGATAGCGCTGCTTACGCCTGACGATGCTATCACGTTGTCTGGTCCTAAAGTAAACTCGTTCAGCTTAAACCTGCAAGGGTTTGAGAGCGAGGTTACGAATGATGCTTGGATGGCAAACTGGGGTTTTGTAGACCAACAGTTATTCAGCCAAAACGCTAACATAGCTAGACCCGGCAAAAGCCCGGGTTACATGGCTATGACTGTGTTGGCGAGGAGAGCAGCGGTTGAAGCAAACATGGACCCTATGGAAGTCCAAGAGACTATCTGGTCTATGGCTAAGGCTCTGTATGAACGGGCTAGCGCTAAAGGCGAAACCAGAACAGAGCTACAGATATTAGAAGACGGTGACCTCACTCACGAAATGATTGGGGATGTACCTGATTTTAGTACGCTGCTAAACGTAGGTGAGTATAAGGCGGCTTTGGAAGCAGGTGGCTATCAACAGCAATTAGCAAATTTAAATGCTGCTTCTATCCCGGGACGCTCTAATGAAAAAGGCGATGTTACTAAGGGTATGAGTGACAAAGACCTAGCTCTGTTGAAGAAGACAGCAAAGCGTTTAGGCGATTTGCGTAAGCAAAGAAAGTGGGAAAGCGAAAAGACCAGCATCCAGATAGGTCTGTCCTCAGCTACCGGAACCATACCGGGTTTAGATAATCTGCATAAAGCAGCTATGAGCGGTGACCGGGATGCATTTGTAGCGCTACAGGAAATTGCTTTTAATGCGCTAGAGTTTCACACCTCTGGATTAGTAGATAAAAAAGGTAACCCGTTAGTCGTAATTAACAAAGTGCCTAGCTACGGCTTTTATGGGGGCGAGGCTGAGCCGTCTTTAAGCCTAAGCATTGAGATGACTAATGCTGACAAACCAAGGGCTTTGGCAGCTCTGGCTAGGTTTGCTGAGATGTTTAATCAGGAGCAAATTCACGTTAGAGAAGCACCAGCTAAAAACAAGAAAAAAGTAGGTTATCAATATACTGATGGAAGTTTCAATACTTCTGTGATAAAATACGAACTGAACGACCAGCTCAATGAACAAGAGCTGACAAAAATAATAGACGAGAGCGGTCTAGTCGGTTTCTCCGTAGGTGGGGACGGCAGTCTGCTTGCGTATTACTTAGGAGACCCAAATGACGCAAAAGCAATCGAAGAATTTGAAACCGCCATCCAACGAGCCGACAAACTTATTGGAAGCAATGCACGAAAGATTACCCGGACTGTTGAACGCCTCTGGGCTTACGGTAGAGGATACGGAGCCACAAATAGCTACGGGGAAATCAGAGGTAACTTTCAAGCCCCGAAAACAGACCAAGCAAACAAAACAGCAATAAGACTAGCTGCACGTTTAGCTAAGAAAACCGTAAACCCCACAGAGCAAGCTGGTGAGATGACACCAGCTCAGGAAGCTCTTCAAACAGAAATCATGGAAGCATACGAGGCGATGCAGCTAGACAATCTAGCTGACCCTAACGTCAGACGTGCTTATGAAGAATTAATTGTAGAACTGCTAGAGCAGTTTGATACGTTGCCTGTCAAGGTAGAAGTCTTTCAGCAGAAAAGAGATAAAGACGGCAACATCAAAAACTTTAAAGAGCCGTACACTGGTACAGCTATGTCTGAGAAAATGCGCTTAGACATAAACCAAAACAATCACCTATTTATATTAGAAACAGAACCCGGGTCATTCGGACCGGAAGGGGTGGTGTATGAAGACCACCCGTTATTGCGTGACAGTGGGCGTGTTGATGTAAACGGACAGCCACTACTGATGAATGATTTGTTAAGAGCGGTACACGATTACTACGCACACACAATGAGTACGGTAGGCTTTGGACCATTAGGCGAAGAAGCTGCGTGGCGCAACCATATGCTAATGACCCGAAGCCCATGGGCTAGGTGGGCGCTGACCTCAGAGACAAGAGGACAAAATAGCTGGACTAATTTTAACCCGGATGCCAAGGGTAAGAAATTATCTGAACGGGAATTTGCCGAGCAAAAGGTAGACCTGATGCCGCTAGAATTTGTTACAACAGGGGAACCTACTGTAGACACTACCTTAGCGCAGCTACCCGGCTCAGAAGGGTTGACGCTAGAACAAACCAGACAGACTAACACAGGTGGTACGTTTACACCTAAAGACCAGATACAAGACCAAAACGGTAAACCTGTTTCGCTTATTCAAATTTTTGAAAGCGCAGATAGAAGTACATTTTTACATGAGAGTGGGCATTTTTGGTTAGAGCAGCTAAAGCAAGATGCTATGGAAGTAGGGGGAAAGCTAGATAAAGATTGGACCACTGTAAAACGGTGGTGGTCTGGCAGAACTGAACAAATTAGAGAAGAGGCAGTCAAACGAGCTAAAAAAGATAAAAACAGCGATGCCGCTTCTAAAATACAAAGCATGACAGAGAACCAGCTCAAGAAATTTATTATGAGTGGGGAGCTTAGAGGCGATGCTACTACACGCTATGTCGCTATAGCTATGCATGAACAGTTTGCCCGGGGCTTTGAAAATTATTTAAAAACAGGTGAAGCTCCATCATTTACTTTGCTAGATGCCTTTACTCGTTTTGCTGCTTGGATGACTAGCGTCTATCGGGCGATTAAACGTATGGGCGGCTATAATGGTCTAGATGTAAAGTTTAGCCCAGAGGTAGATGGCGTGTTGGATAGGATGCTAGCTACTGATACTGAAATTGCCGAAATGAAAAGCCAGTACAAGCTTGCTGCTATGTTTGAGACAGCGGCAGAAGCTGGTATGACCCAGAAAGAATTTAATGAATATCGACAGAAAGCAGAAAGAGCAGTAGCACAAGCTAAGGCAAAACAGCTATCTAAGAAACTAAAAGATTTGGAAAGTGCGTCTCTAGAAGAGCGTAAGAACAGAGAAGAACAACTACGCCCCGATATTGAAGCACAAGTAGCGGAGCTTCCTTTATACAAACTAATGCACGGTCTTAGTAAAGGAACGGACCCTCTTGGTAATAAAGTAGAACCAGAAGTCGGTAAGATTAATAGAAAAATGTTAATCGAAATGCTAGGCGGTAAAGAGGCTCTAGCTAAACTACCAAAGTTAGGTTCCTCAGTTATTTACGGAACAGGTAAAGACACCACGTCCCCGGGAGCGGTAGCTGCGTATTTTGGTTTTCCAGACGCTGACGCAATGTTGAAAGCGCTGTCTTTGTATGTACCGTTTGACGAGCTGGTTAACCAAAAGATAGCAGGTGCTTTAATAGATGAAGGTCCGGTAGTTAATGAAGATGCTACCGAGCTAGCTATAGCCAGTGTGCATGAAACGGATTTAAGAGCTGAAGTAATACAAGCAGAGCTAGATGCGCTGCGTACCAGCGAGACTGCTTTCAAATTAAAATTTGTAAGAGCAATGGCAAGACAGCGTTTGCTTAACAAAAAAGTTAGCGAAGTAAAACCTGCATTATTTTTGGCAGCTCAGAAAAAAGCAGCTAAGGAAGCTGGCAAAGCTTTAAGAGCTGGCGATAAGGTAAGTGCGTACAAACATAAATTTAATCAGCTTGTAAATTACGAGATGGCAAAAGAAGCTATCCGCTTACAAAAAACTATTGCTACTCAGAAGTCTACTTTGGTTAAGTACAAAGGTGACCGTAAAAAACACCCGGGCATCGATGCAGACTACATGGACAGAGTACGCCAGATTTTGGACATCTATAGTCTAGGTCCAAAGATGGGTCAGCGTAAACGTACTAAATTGAAGCTAGAAGCTCTAGCTAGGTGGATGGCAGATGCGGAAGCAAAAGACGGGGCTATCTTTGAGTATCCGGCAGTTTTGGCACAGGAAGACCGTGTTAAAAATTACAACGACTTGTCAGTAGCTGATTTTGAAGATTTATATAACTCTGTGCAGACGATTATTAAGCAGGGTAGGCTAAAGAAAAAACTACTAATCGGTAAAGATAAGCGAGACCGGGCAGAGGTTATAGCTACTCTGGTCTCCAAACTATCCAGCCGTCCTACAGCAAAAGCCAAAAAAGCTCGGGATAAAAATATTACTACCACTGATTTAGGTTTGATATCTAAGGGTGCAATCAAACTAGCTCACCTAGATGCAGCGCTTTTAAAAGTAGAACTTCTATTAGAAATGATGGATGACGGTGAGGCTAATGGTCCGTGGCATCAAGCGGTATACCAGCCGTTTGCAGACGCAGCAGCAGCCTCATCCGATTTGACAGATAAGATTGCTAAACGGGTTAACCAGAAATTAGAAGCGCTTCCAAAAGAAGTTAAGAAGGCTCTGGGAAAGCGTGTTGATGTAGGTGAGCTAGCGCTACCGGGAGAGACGTGGCAGCGTGGCGCTTTGATTATGATGGCGCTGAATATAGGTAACGAAAGTAACCTAACCAAAATGATTGAAGGTGAACGAGGCGTTGGAAGAAAGATTAACAAAGAGCTAATCGACAAAGCGCTAGACCAGTTAACCAAAGAAGAATGGCAGCTTATCCAAGATATATGGACTATATCTGAAGAGCTATTCCCAGCGGTAGACGCAATTTACAGACAAGAAAACGGCAGGTCACCAGCTCGGGTAGAACCTACAGTATTCACTAACAGGCATGGTACTTGGACAGGTGGGTACTTCCCAATGATGTACGACCATAGCCGAAGCAGCACAGCAGAAAATATAGATAAGATGGACGCTATAGCAGCGTTTCAATCGCAGACGTTAAAAGCTTCTTTGAACAGCTCTATGACTAAAGAAAGGTCAGAGAACTTTTCAGCGCCTATCGATTTTAGAATTGAACGGCTACTGTCTGTCTTTAACCGTCCTATTCATTTTATTACGCATTACGAAGCAGTGCGTAACGCAAACAAGATTTTAGGCTCTAAAGAAATCGAGACTGTTGTAAATGAAAAAGTCGGCTCGGCATATTATAACGAGCTTAAAGAATGGGTAGGGGCGATTGCTTCCAACAATGAAAATCAAACACCAGTTAAGGATTGGGAACAGGTAGCCTTAGCTGTGCGTAACAACGTCACAGTAGCCGTCTTAGGTTTGTCTTACACCACTATGGCAGCTCAATTGCTGGGATACACAGCAACTATTGATAGGCTAATGGCTGATACAACCTATGGACCTATAAGCGCTGCTGTCGTTGCTAAAGACCTTGCTATAGGAGCGACCACTGCATTTGACCCAGAAGTGCGTAAAAATATGTTTGCCCTGTCTGGTGAGATGCGACACCGACTGGAAAATACAGACAGAGAAGTGCGGAACGCATTACGTCAGTTTAGTGGTAAAAAAGGGTTAACTAACAGAGTTTCAGAGATGGCTATGTTAGCGATTGCTGGCATCCAGATGTACGGTG